AATTCTTTAATATCTTTCTTTTGTGTTACGTCTAATACTGCAGAAGCTGTTATAAGACATTTAATTTTTGATGGCTCTAGTGATCCAGTTTCATCATCATATGTACCAAGACAATATAACGCAAAGTCTTCAGGATGATTTCGCCATTTGTTTTCAGGCGCAGGATTGTTGTTAATAGCATCAGAAAAACTTCTGATTGCGCCACCATCTTTCAAATCACACCACAGTTGACCAAAAGAGGCCATTTTTGTGTCAAGAACAGAATAGACATTAAGTTTCATTTAGTTATCTCCTTCATACGGACGTTTTAATTGGCCAACCTTAGCTATAAGTACTGCATCCTTAACAGGATTTCTGAATGAGTCATTATCACTAACACGAGCCAACTTTCCGTTTGATAGTACATCTTCAACTGTTCTAAATCTATTTAATCTTCTTATATCTTTCAACTTTTCAAGCATCAATGGGTCTTCATCTGCCAATAAATTATCATAAAACCTAGGAACACGAGACTTATGACCACGAACAATAACCCCATCGCGAGGATATATATCGGTCTTGAACTTCTCATACCATCCCTTACCAATGCCAGGACGCCTCGACATAGTCGTATACTCGGGCTTTCTTCCCGCATAATGCTGCTCCGCCTTTTCTCCTGTAATCTTTTTCATTACGTATCTAGCCACATATGCAGCGGACTCAAAAGTAACATCTCCAACAATAGCATGGCCTTTTTGCCAAATACCGTCTAATTCTTCCGAAGTGAATACAGGAAATTGACCCTTATTTGAAAACAATTTCAAATCACTAAACTGATGGCCAAACAACAAAGAATGATAATGAGGACGATTAAATTTTTCGCCATATTCGCCACAATGGTAATACCTGATCTTTTTAGGATATACCTTTTTCCGCAATCTCTTCATGAAATCTTGGTAATCAGATACAACAAGCGATCCATCTTTAGGAAGGTTTTCATCAGAATAAGTCAATGTAAGAAATGAATTTTCGTCATACAAAGATGCTTCATGCATGCATCTAGTTGCCCACTGTCTAGACCTTTCTAGTCTGCAACCTGTACACCTTCCACACGGTAAATCTAATCTCTCACCCCTGATACTTTCTTGGGGTTTGAACACTATCCGCATTTTTTCTGCGTCTTTACTTCTCGCCTTAAATGCATGTATTGGATAGTGACATGCCATATATTATTGCCTTTAAATAGGGCCTAAAACCGTAATACATAGTTAGTGTAGTAGATCGGCCCTAAAGCTAAGAAATTTATACGTCCTCTCGGACACGTCATAAATTTCTTTTAGGGGTACTCAGTAAACTTTTTCCAGAAGGAGTATCAATTTTTTATTAATTTTTCAACTTGTTTTTGAAAAATTTTTTTTCGATTTTTTATAATCGAATTCCGCCACGGCGGCCTAATTTTGCACTAACAGAGTTTTTTTTATGCATTCTACGAGCAGATTTTTTGAATCGTCGTTGTGATTGCTTCCGAGACAGTTGTTTTCTATACATAATCCACCTTATTTACGCGCGCGCGCGTTTAGTTCGCACACACACGTTTATTTTTTAATAGCTTAACAAATTCACTACCTGAGGCCTCACAACTATGATACACATCATGATAATTAGATCCGTGCTCTAGAATGATACCATTATCAATAAGCACAGCATCTCTGCAAATAGGACAAGTAGTAGCCAATTGGTAACCTCTTCTAACATACCCCTAACACCCCTTTTTTTGGACTGACTGGTGTCAGTCCGCACATTTACATCAAGAAAGTAAATGTGCTTTGCGGTTATTTAACCGCTTATACCGGCGTTACATCATCGGATTTCTTGTTTACAAGTCCGATTTCTTCTGCCTTTTTAAGATTATCCGGGTTATCCATGAAGTCAACGAATTTAACAGGATCGTTATCAAATAGTTCTCGCAATTTTGGGTCAAATTGCCCAAATAGCTCTTCAACCTCTGAGATCTTTTCATAAGCATCAGCTAACCCCTTAAAGTTACTTACATCACCATAGAATAGCTGACCACCATACATCGGCACAGCCTGACCATTACGAATCTTTTGTACCATCTTGTTAATATCCAAATTTCTAGCATCAGCTTGCACAGTCATACTAGTCGTCCTATCAAAACTAAGCCCAAAATCACCACGTTTGTATCCCATATAACCTCCGTTCAATCTCTATAATTTAAATCAAGTTTAT